GAAAAATATGCTAAAGATGCTTGTTCTTCAAGAAAACCTAATGACGGACAACAAGGAGGAGTAGTTGGAATGAGTGCCGAGTTCGGTAGAGCAAAGTTCGAGTATCCATCAAAACCAAAAGAGAGCCTAAATGAATATATGGGAAGATGTATGGGTGATGCTATGGTTAGAGAAAAGAAAAAAGACAGAGGTATTCGTGCTGGTTTTTGCTACACACAATACCAACAAAGATACATAGCGAATATTGCTATGGGTTGGAAATAGGTTATAATCTAATTTTGAGACCCCTTCCTTCAATTATTTTATAGTTTTGGTATATTTACCTTATGGAACAAATAGAACCCCTTAAAACGAAGATATGTAAAGCGTGTCTTATTGAACGAACAATTAAAAACTACAACAAGAATACTTCCTTTAGTGATGGATTTGAGAGCAGATGTAAGACCTGTAAAAAAAATGGGAACTTGATTGTGTTTAAGAGTGATGGTAAGTGGTCTAAAAAAAAACATAAGATAAAAAGAAGTGATTACATATTGCCATTCACAAATCCTATGAAGAGGGATTATGTTGAAGCCTTTGTCTTTTTGAGAGCTATGGGTTATGATTTAACACAAGATATACATATTCAGTTCTGTAAGAAGTATGGACTAACTCCTAATGATCCAAAACAAACATTCCAAAATATTTTTACTGTAAAAGATTGTTATTTAATTTGACTTTTTCGTATAGATTGACTATTTATTATTATAGGATAATGGGCGGAAACATAACACTTGCGTTATTCTATTACGACTTACAAGGGGATAATTTACATTAAAAAGTCAGCACCAGCACAAAGGAAGAAGGTGTATAGTAAATAGGTTGAAGGGTCAATCTAAAGTTGCTTCCAAGTTATAGTTTCCCTTGATACTATAATACTCCCAGTCAAGTAAGTAATGACTACGAGTGTGTTATTCTGTAGTGAAAACTATGGGATAAGCACTCACATATCAACCCGTAAGTAAATAACCTTCGGTAATAAGAATTAGATTAGCAACTGATATGGAAATAGATATATTAGCATTAGAAATATTTATAGGTTATTTTATATCAGTTTTATTAGTTAGAAAAAGAAGAGATAATTGACTTTTTAATGTTTTTAGATATTTATTAGTATGAAACAGAAAACACATAAGGTTATTGATTGTAAGTTGATTAAAGTTGAAAAATTATTTAACCAAACAAAACCTCATAAGTTATTCTATAATCTAATTCTTGAAGATGTGGAAGAACCATTACTTCTTGAAACAGAACAGCCAATACATCCAGATCTAATAGGTCAAAAGATAAAATATAAACTCAACGCTGAAAACGAAGTAAGCGAGTTTGAGTTTCTTTAACATATTGAGAGGGGGTTTTACAATTCTAATATTGTTCCCATTATCCATTATTCTATTATTCCCCCTCTCATTTTTATTTTAATATGGAGCAGCAGCAATCACTAATACCTTTACTTAAAGATGTGGTTAGAGATAATCCTACATTCAAGTTTCCAATAGAAAGTATCATCAAGGAACTAACATCTATGTTTATTGAACCTTTGGAGTTTGATTACTTTACAATACAGAGTTATAGAAAATTAAAGAGAGAGTATGGTGAAACAATTGCTCACATATTCCTTTCAACATTAGAGATGAAGTTAAATCTCAAAGAGAGGGACATATACACTTTATCAACACAAGAGTATCAAACAGAAATAGAAAACTTCTTATCAACTTTGGAAAATCTATACATTACCAAAGTCAATAAGAAGTCAAGTGATGGGGAGATGATGTCTGCTATGGCTTAAGTTCGTTGTGAGCCTCAATTACCATTCTCAATTTTTCTGCTACTTTTCTGTATCCAATCATTTCAGGACATTCATTTAGAATATCCACACAAGCGTTGTGTAAGATTTTCACATCCTGTAGATACAAGGTCATATCTACATAATCATAATTCGTGTTAGGATCTAATAATATTGGTTTCATATTTTTCATTTTATCAAAGGTAAGGATTAGTTTAATACCAGCCAAATAATTTATGAACCTACAGTCCATACTTCATCTTCATTCCAATTCACTCTTTTACTTGCTTCAACAACATAGTCAGTATAGTCGTGTAATGGACTATGAACTTTATTTTTCTTTAATACCTTGTGAAGATACTTTGTTCTCTCTTCATCATTCTCAAACTCAAATTGTGTCTTGAAAGCCATTACTACTGGATAGTCAATAAAAATCGTGGTGTAAGTTTTGTTCTTTTTCATATCTTTTTGTTTTTCTATTACAAATGTAAGTCAAACTATACAAAAGTCAATACCCACAACAAAAAAAAATAAAAAAAAAATATTTTACCTGTAGGACTTGACTTATGTAGATGTTGTGTTATATTTATTAAAGAAGGGACAAAAAACACCCTCATAATAGAAAATGGAAACACTAAACTACACAGAAGAACAATCATTAGAATTGTTTGAGTTGATGGCTGACTTACAAGCAGCCCGAAAGGCAACAGAAGCGGCTTGGCAAGTTGTAAGACAAGCACAGGACAGACACAGCCTAATCCAAAGAGCCCAAAGCCAAATTGAGTATAGGATTTGGAACATCAAGGAAGAGGTTAAACTTAAAGAGTGTCCTTACACAGCAGGTCAAAGGTTCATAGTCAATCACGACATCTACGACCAAATCAAAATTGATTATGTTGCTGCTCACGGAGGGTATAGAATAGACATCCGTATCAGGGGTAGAAGAAAAGCAACTAAAGGATGGGAAGGAACAAAAGACACAACAGTAGAAGCAATTACAGGAATGATTGTAAGTGAGATGTAATCATCAAGGAGGGGACACTATCCCCTCCTTAAAAAAATAATTTGTTGTAGGACTTGACTTTTGTAGATGTTGTGTTATATTTATATTAGAAAAACAAACAGATATGAAATTGAAACAATATGTAAAACTTTGGGGTAAGTGCCTCATACCTTCTACAAAAAAAGATGACGGACAATATAATATGGGTATTATCTGTGAGCCTGATAATTCTTGTGTTGTGGATGAAAATGGTTTGACTTACGAAATGATTGGTAGAAGAATAAGAGTATATGACTGTGAAAAGGGAAGATATGGAAATTACAGATTGGATAGTATCAGGAAGTTCAACAAAGAATATATTTTAGAAAAAAATAAAAAATAATTTAGTGTGGGACTTGACTTTTGTATATCTTGTGTTATACTTATTAAAGAAGGAACAAAAAACACCTTATAGAAAAATGGAAAATCAAACTTACAAACTTAAAGACACATTCACAATCACTAAAGAATGTCCTAATCAATTCATTACTAAAATGGTAATCAAAGAAGTTAAAACTGAATGTGGTGAAGAAAAATACAAACTAACATCTTATTTCTCTTATCTGTTAGTTGATGGTTCAATCAAAAAAGAACAAAGCAGCAAATGGTATAACGCTCAATCAATAAACATTATGATAAACGAGTTTAGAAGTATCGTAAAATCTAACTAATATGAATACACTACTAATCAGCGGGGAGACACTACAAGAATGGAATGTAAGTGAGATCCTAACCGACAAGGTTAAATCAAAAGATCAACTCATTACAGAGATGATACAATACGAATACGACAATACCATAGGCCCATATTGTGATGGACTAACATATCTTGAAATAGAACAACTAAACAACACATATAATCAATAAACAAAATAAAAAATAGAACAAATGGGACAACAAGAATTAGAAATTAAACAAGAAGCACTTGTAGATGCTTTATGGGATGCTTACAACACATTAGATGAGTTGTATAGACCATTACAAATTAAACAACTCAAATCAAAGATTGATGATACATTATCAATTCACGGAATGGATAAAGATGAGGAATATGAAAATGATTGGACTGATAGAGTAATCACCTCTATTGAGTATGTAGAAAAAATGAGAAGAGAATACCTAAAATCACTTACACAAAAATAAAATGGGAGCACTAAAACAATACCATAACGACTATCTATCAGCAGAGGATTTTGACCTTATGTTTGATGATGAATACGAACTATGGTTAGAGAACCATAAAGTAGAAAAAGAAGAATACGAACAAGCCATCGGTGATGGACTAAATCAAAATTATTGTAATTAAAATGAATAACGAACAAGAAATATGGAGACAAATACCGATGTTTCCAACATACGCAGCATCCAATCTCGGTAGGATCAAAAACATCAAGAAGGATAAGGTTATGACCCAATCACCAAATGATGTAAATAGGGATTACCAAAAGGTGTGTATCTCTTATCAAAACAAACCTTACACAAAAAAAGTATCCCGTCTTGTATGGTCGGCATTCAACGAATGTGAGTGTGAGCAAACAATCAATCATATTGACGGAGACCCTCTAAACAACAACATAAATAATCTTGAATGTATCAGCAACCAAGAGAATTGTTCCAAGAAGAATATTTATAGGAAGAGGATAAACAAATATAACCTTGATGATAATAAGCGTAGGGAAATACTAATATCTTACCTGACTAAAGAAAAGTCAGTATGGCAATTGGCACACCAATATAAAATCCCAAGCAATTATCTATACACAACTTTCAATAGAGGAAGTTGGAACCACTTATGTTGGAAAAACGATACATACAATACAGGGAACTCGCCAAGCGAATAACCAAAGGTGATGAGAGGCACATAGATCTCTTACACGACATTCTAATTCAACTTGAAGCAAATGAGAAATGGAATAACTTACAGACACCAGAAGAACAATTATATTTTCTTACTCGCACCATCACCAATCAATTCTATTCTAACAACTCAAAGTTCCAAAGGACATACAGAAAGTTCAGTAGTGAAGCAATAGACATTCCTGATGAACCAGATGTCCCATATCAGGAGAAACCAAGTATTGAATGGATAAACCTTACACTTGAAAATGAACTCAAAAATAACCCTAAAAACTGGTATAATGTGGGTTTATTCAAGATGTATATGGAACACAGGAAAATAGAACCGATACATAAACAAACACGCATACCAAGATACTCAATTAGAAACACAATAAGAGAAATGAAAGCGTGGATAAAAACAAAATGGTATGAACGATGGGAAGAGTAAAATTAGATAAGAACGATGTAATACTGATTAAAGACCTATGTGCTAATACTACACTCTTTGATAGAGAAATAGCAGATATGTTCGGTGTATCAAGAAAACACATAAACTCAATAAGAAATGAAAAACGATGGAACTATGAATACGGAGAAGATACAGACACCGCAAACAGAAGAGCAATTGAACGAGCAACTATTCTTCACAGATAAAGAAAAAGATTGTGAGGAGTGTGATAAAGAGAAAGAAGTTCAACTATCATTTGGATTATCAACAAGAGAAGAATGGGATAAGGTAATGATCTTGATAAAGAAGTATGGACTATCAAGACAAGAAATGGATTACATATATGGATTTTATAACAGAGAATTAAAGCAAAAGAAGTCGCCAGGCTGTGGTAAATGCTTTTATAACATCTGTAAAAACCTTGAAAAAAGATATTCTACCCTGATAAATGAGGGGTAAGACAAAGAGTGATTGGTTGATTTTTCATTTTAGAATTGGGGGAGTTGTAATTTTTTTTACTTCTTCCCCATATTTATTTATAGGGAATTATTATTATTTTAATTTATAGAGGTATAAAAATTACCCTGACTAATAAAAAACAAATGACGGAAATTAAAATTGGTGATTGTTTTGAGTTGATTAAAGAACTACCTGATAATTCAATAGACCTGATTATCACATCCCCACCTTATGCGGACATAGTGAATTATGGTAAGAATATATCAATCCAAAAACCTAAAGATTATTGTGATTGGTTATTACCCATTTTTAGTCAAATACAGAGGGTCTTAAAGCCGAGTGGTAGTTTCATACTAAACATAAACGATACTTGTAAGGCGGGGTATAGAAATCCCTTTATTTATGAACTTATCTATCGTAGTCAAAAGGAAACCAAGTTAAAGTTCTACGACACTTATATTTGGCACAAAAAGAATGGAATACCGAATGGATCACCAAAGAGATTTAGAAACACAACCGAGTTTATATTCCATTTTGTTAAAGATCAAAAACATCTAAAGTTTTATATGGATAGAGCTTTGGTGGAGCAGAAAGAGGGAGCGAGATTACGTAATCAATATCCACATAAGTATAGTTTTCAAGGGGATATATTTGATGGTGAGAGGAGGAAGAACGTTGATGATGTTAAAAAAAGTAATGGTGATTTAGTAAGACCTGATAATGTAGTAAGATTTTCAACAGCAGGAGCATCAAGGGACAACTCAATTAAACATCCAGCCCCATTCCATAAGGACTTACCTAAATATTACATCAACTTACTTACAGATGATGGGGATACAATCCTTGATATATTCGGTGGGATAATGACGACAGGATTAGCCTGTAATGAAATCGGTAATAGAAACTTCATAGGGTTTGAGTTGAATGAAACCTACGCAGAGTTTGGTAAGAAAAGAATATCAGGTGAGGAGTTAGAAACATATAGAGTAGTTCAATATGACCTTGATGGTAATTACATAGCGGACTACAAGAATAGATTAGAAGCATCAAAAGCAACAGGAGTTCAGGATGGGGATATAATGAGGACATACAACAGAACAAAGTTTGATAGTCGTGGTGGGTTCATTTGGAAACTTCAACCAGAGTATGTAGTCAATCAATATGATATGGACGACAACTTCATTCAATCATTTAATAATCCAAGTGAAGCCTGTAAGAAAATAGAATGTAATTCATTCCATCATATACTGACTTGTTATAGAGGACATAGTCATTCGTATATGGGATATAAATGGAAATTAGAAAAGAACAATTATGGCAAAGAGTAAATTACGAGGTGGAGCTAAAGCCCACAACAAAAGGATCAAAGCAAGAAACGAAAAGATGAAGGGGAAGGAATGGGAGTTTGAGATGTTAAAAAAGAAGATCTACGAAGAAGCAAAAGCTCGTTATGAAGAAGAGCAGAATAAACCAACAGAATTAAAAATAACAACAAATGACGGACATAATAATTCCTGATGATGATTTACCGATTGAACCATTAGCCCCAAGACCAGCGGGGAGACCAAAGGGTTCATTCGCAAAGAGAATGACTGATGTTGAGAAGAGAACATTTATCAACAACGCAGCAAGAGAGATACTTGAAAACCATTTATCCTATAACGAGTTTGTAAAGTATTGTAAGGACACATCCAATATGTCTAAATCACAAGCGAACGAATATTGGACGAAGGTGTGGGTATTACTCAAGAAGAAGTTTGAGTTAGAAAAGGACAAACTAATCCTGAAACACACACAGAAGTATTGGGACATATACGAACACGCACTAATGTCTAATGACTTTACCAACGCAAGACAATCACTAAACGATTTAGCTAAACTACAGGGTCTAAATGAACCTGATAAAGTCCATATAACAGGGACATCAATTAAATTGAACTTCGGGGAACCAAGTGAATAAAGAAATAACAGTTCAGGGATTTACCCCCACCATAAAACAGAAGGAGATTATAGATGCTTGTTTATCAAAGAACATCAAGTATATCATCGGTTGTTTTGGAAGACAGGCGGGGAAATCATTTACAGCGATGAACCTATTACTCAAGTGGGCATTAGAGGATAATAACTCTGTGTCTATGTGGGTCTCACCAGTATATTCACAAGCAAAAAAAGTATTCACAGAACTTACCAATACAATCGCAGGAACAGCACTTACCAAGTCAATCAACAAGAGCGAACTTACAATTACATTCATCAACGGGTCAGTAATCTATTTTAGATCAGGAGAACGAGAGGATACTTTAAGAGGATACACACTCAACTATCTTGTAGTAGATGAAGCAGCATACATCAAAGACGAAGTATGGAACACAGTATTACGACCGACAGTCCTTGTGAATGGTAAGAAGGTATTATTCATTTCAACACCAAAGGGACGGAACTGGTTTTACAATTTAGCGATGAGAGGTATGAGTGATGAATACCCC